TATTTCATTATGGTTATCGGTTTTGATTATATAAAATTGTTTGTAGCCATTAATTATTTCATAATAATCGTGGGTTAAAAGCATACTTTTTGCAAAATTTTCATTATTGAAAATTAAATGTCTTTCTTTAAGTAATTCGATTTGTTGTTCAATTGTTAAAAATTCTTGTGGTTGTTTATTCATATATTTCTCCTTAAATGCAAATAGAGGACTTGAGATATATATCTCAAGTCCTCTATTCACAGCCAAACAAGTCAGCCATATCTTCTTGAGTTATAATACCTGTTTCAATCATAATTGTCAATATAAAAAGTAAAAATAAATTACCATTTTTTGTCACAAATAAATGCAATTTTATTTAAGTATATTATAAATCTGTTGTTTATTTTGATAATTATAAACCTGTAGCTTGCATATATTCTTCTATAATGTATAAAGTAGGTATAAAGCCAATAAAATAATTATCTAATTTAGCATACACCCCATACTTTGAGCGGTAGCACTCAATGGCTTCTAGCAGAAATTCTTCCGTTACATCAAGATATTCAGCCATTTCGTGAATAGATTTACAATTGGCTTTATAGCAATCAATTAGACCTCTTAAGCCTATTTGTTTGTTATAAGCCCATAGGCGGGCTCTTAATTCCTGCTTTCTGTTAGAAGTATTTGACATATCTAATATGTTGCCAGTGGAAGTGTAGAAGTGTCCAAGTTCCTCAGCAAGGACACAGGCTTTTTCTTTCTGTGTAGGTAAGTCATTTTTGATAGCAATACGATTTCCTTTAATTCTTCCTGCGTTAGCGAGCAGAGGTTTTTCTTTTGTAATCAAATTATTGCTATCAGCTTCAATAAGTAATTCCTCGTAATTCAAATTTATCCCCTCTTTTATTTAGAAATTCTCATCATTCATAATATCGTCATCGTTAGCATTCTCTTCGCTGGTTGCGTTTTTAAGAGAATGAGCTGCATCTAATAAATTAGTATCCTGATTATATAAAGGAATATATGTTAGTTCTTCAACACGTTTAGTTGCTTCCTTTTTGCCAAGGTCATTGAGTACGTTATAATATTGAAGTATTGCAGGCGTTTCATCATCTTGCTTTTTTTCCTCAATTAGGTCTGATTTGTTAATATGGAAATAATCAGCTAAAGCTTGGACTTTTCCCATTCTAGGAATGGCAATTCCTTTGCACCAAGTATTAAAAGTTTGCGGTGATACACCGATACTTTTTGCTATTTCTAATTGTGTCTTACCTCGTTGTTCAATATACGAGTTTAAATTTTTTGTGAAAATTTTTTTTTGAACGTCATCACTCATTTAATCGCCTCCTAGTCTCTTATAAATACATAATATAATTAAATTTTATAATAGTCAACTAAAAAACAAAAAAAATTTGATTTAAGTATTGACATCAAATTAAATTTGATATACAATACAATCATCAAAGGAAAGGAGAAAAACGAAATGTCTAAGAAAAAGAAAGCAAAGAAAAAGCTGTCTACTAAAGACATAATTGAATTAATCATAAAAGCCGTTATCGCCATAGCTGCTTTAATTCAAGCAATTAAGTCTTAATAAGTAGACAGCAGAGGGGAGGGGTGAAAGCCCCAAACCCTTTGCATAATCTTAGCATAGCGTTTTAAATAAAGCAATGAAAAATATAAACAATGTAACAATTATGCTTGTACTTCTTCTTATAATGGCTCAGCTTGGAAACTGGGAAATTGCTTGGAAAATTATAGTTGGAACTTGTGCGGCATATGATTTGATATTGATTATATTGAAATTGTATAGTCATAACAAATAATGGACATAGCTGACCTAACGGCTATACGGGGAAGAAAGGAGTATATAAAAGCAAATGGAAAAATTACAAATTAGTCTGGCAGCAGCTAGGGTTAATGCTGGTCTAACACAAGATGATGTATCTAAGAATATGAAAATTTCAAAAAATACATTGGTTAATTGGGAAAAAGGTCTGTCAGAGCCAACAATAACACAGGGTAGGAGACTATCAGAATTATACAAGATACCATTAGATAATATTTTTTTACCTAATAAATCAAATTAAATTTGATAAGACATAACAAGGAGGTAAGAGATTGAGTGTATTGATACCACTAGTGATTTTATATGTATTAGCGGGTATATGTATTTTCATAATGAAAAAAATACAGCCCAATAATAAAGAATATATCTTATATGTTGTATGGACTGTATTTATATGTATGTGTATTACATTGTTTGTATTTGTTTACGAATTATAGGTGCAATTTCATTGAGATTTGAAAGTGCGTTATCCCACATATGATTATTGATAGCGTTATTTATAGAGATAAGCTGTTCTTGTAATTCATCAGGAAAATAGATAAGGGCAAGGGCATAAGTTTTACCATACTCTTTTAATGTTACTGTTGATGGGTTAGTTAAGCATTGACTTGTATAACGCAAGTAATCTTCATATATGCCGCGCTTATAAAAGTAGGAATCTTTTCGAAGTTGTGCGGCATCATCTAATTTACGCATTTTATAAAGGTGATGATTATTTAAAAGCGTAGTAATAATAGGGGAAATGATAGCACATATAGCAATGATAACAGAAATTGTAACTGTTAA